TCAAACCCATCGTCACTAAAAGGAGAGGGGTCTTCAGCAACTTCTCGGAACTCCTCAACGGCAATGCGCGAAGACTCAGAAAATTGTGCAACTTCCTGTGTCAACGCAAGAGGAGAGAACGGAAGACGCTCATTATAATACTGCTCCCACTTACAACAAGCGAAGAAAAGCAGCTCAGGACGATAAAGCAGAATATCGATGATACGGTGTCCAAAGATATTAGCGACATAAGACATTTTCTGTTCTACGGTATGGATAGATACGGAAAACTTTTGTGCAAGGTCATCACTAAGGGGATGCAATAAGTCCTTAACAAACTGAATATTGCGGGCTTCAATATCAGTCACGAACTGCATATCTTCCCAGCCATCAGGAAGAATAGTATCATTCCCGTAACGATTCCAGACTTTACGGAGATAGGCGAAGAGCTTGTCAGGGTCTTCATAATAAAACCAGAAAAGCGGAGACGGGTCATAAACGGAACGAGAACCGGAACGTACACGAGAAGTAAATTTAAACTCAATCTCATAACGAATGATATAGGAATCATCGGGACAGTCCAGAAGCGCACCAGAAGCCGTACAGAGCTTTTTATCAGGGTCTTGCAGGGATTTATTATAGATACGGCAGAAAGCATATGAAGACGTTCTTCGACCGATATAAATAGTAGTCTCATCCCCATAACCCTGATACATGAACTTGCGAACCTTACGGGCTTTTTCGGGATGATTCATCTCATCGACAGAAGCAGAGATAACACCAAGATAATATTGACGCCAGCGTTCTTTGGTCATCACAACATCAAAACAAAAGTCGAGACGAGAAAAGTGACCGAATTCGTGACCTTCCTGCATCAGTGACGCAAGACGCGGCAATGTGGGACGGAAAAGCTCACAACCATGACCAGAAACTTGTAAAGAGTGCGGAGACTGTTCGGCGCCGTTATTCGGCTTAAAGAATAGTCCCGCAGGGGAATTGTAAGGGGAATTCTCACTTGCGTTGGAAGTCTGCGCAAAATGCAAATCACACTGAGAAAGAGCATCTTCGATTTTGGGAATAGAAATTGAACCCTGCTCAAAAGCAAACGTAGCATAGTCAAGTTTAACAACCATTTTCATGTGAGAAAACCACCTTTCATTTCCATGGCTAAATGTTACCACAATATGAAGAAGTTGTCAAGAGAAAATATTAAAAAGGTGGGCGTATTACACGCACGCCCACCGGCTGCCGCCGTCACGGCAGTCACTACATATCGGAAGCCCCTGCCAGCCTGTTTTGGAAGGGCAAGGGCTTTGCCCTTGCGGGGACGGGGGACGCGGTGGAGACGCTATCGCGTGACAAGACGGCGGGAATGCTCCGGTAAAAAAAAGAACTCCCCTGACCCCCTACGGGGGCACGGGGAGAACTTTTTTTTACTTCGGGGTGGTCTTGCTGATAACCTGCTCTGTATCGTATTCTAAGGCGCTCACCTGCTTCACGGACTTTGGGATAGTATACCACCTTGCACGCCCCGCCTTGCGCACCGTGTTGACGAGTTCTTGCCCTCCCTCGGGGCGATGTTCCATAGCGATACAAGAGCGATAGGGAGTGAGACGACAAAACCAGCCAATGCGGTTACAGAGGTAAATGCGGTCACAGAGGTCACGTATCTTTTTATCAAAGTCCATGGTCTGAGACGATACAATAATTGTCAAATGATATTTACGCTGCATTTTAAAAAACTCAACAGCTTCACGGGGCATAGTTTTAAAATCACGATTAGAGTGCAGAACGCCTATTTCATCAATAAGAATAAGGGAATCAGGGATAAAGGTCTGTTTCCAGTATTCCGGCTCTAACTCGTAACCAATACCCATATTACTATAGATAAGCCCCTTATTAGCACGTAGCCACTTATCAGCAACACGAGACATATACAGAGACTTGCCAGAGCCTTTTGAACCAACAACAGCCTCAAGTTTGTAGGGGTTTTTGCAATAGTTATCGATATAAACAAAAAGCCAGCAAATGCAAAAGATAAGAATACCATAAAGCATAACATATAATCCTTTCTAAATGCGAAAACGTCGCCGACCATTAAAAATGGTCGGCGGCGTTTTCTCTCAGCGGTTAACTACGGCCAGGAATCCAGCGGCGAAGGACACGGAGAACGATGCCAGCGATAGTGAGAATCACGAAGACAAGGAGAATGGGCTGAGACTCGTAAAAGTCAATGAGCTGACCCATCCAAGTAATCATCGAAGTGAAGAACTCACCGACCAAGGAAAGCAGCGTAGCGAGAATAGAAGCAGTAGTGCCCTGAAGTCATCATCCTTTCATAAAAAATATTTATGGCACCTGTCACGGACGGAGCAGGAGAACCAACATAGAGAAAACAGCAGCGAAGATAATGAAATAGCCAATTTCGGGGATAGAGAAGATACCGAAACAATACTGTAAAGGAAGAATTTCCATCAGCTCATGCGCCCCCAAATCGCGTTTTTAATCCAAGTAACAGTAGTAATGAAGACAAGGACAACAAGCAAAGCAGAAACGCAAGCTTGCGGGTTGAGAACCTGAGACGTAGTAGTGGAATCTTCCTCATAAGGAAGCTGAATGAGTTGAGTCGAACTGTTATAGGAATACCTTTCGGACGTATATCCGGACTTATGCACCGTTTCAGTACGTTCGATAAAAAAAGTATCTCCGAACCAATCCATAATAGCAGTGAAACTATTAGAGACGTTAGGGAGATTAGCATACAGAGCCGGAGTATCTGCAGCGCGGTCATCATAAGCAGTTAAGCTCCCTTCGAAAGGTAAATCACCCTCATGAGGCACATAGCCGTCGCGGAGGTCTGGAGATTCGGTAATATTCTGCGCGGGTTGCTCAGGAGCAGAAGCAGCATCCGAGGGAGATTCGGCGGCGGCTTTAGCGTCCATATCGGTGACAGCCTGCGCGGATGCCTTGAGATAGTCATACTGCTGAACAGTCATATCGCAAGAACTACCGTCTTTATACTGCACTGTGTAGACAGTAACACCGTCAGAATCAACCCAAGTTTTGATGATAGCAGGAACTTCCATTATTTATCACCTCCATCCCAAAGGCCACGAAGAACAAAACCAACAAGCGAAAGCAGAAGAAAGATAAGGACAACTGTTCCAAAAGTGCCGAAACCGAAAAAAGAAAGGTTAAGAACATTAGCAATAAACGATGTCACAACACCAAGAGTCGAAACAAAATCTACCATGGCAACCAATCCTTTACAAACTTATAAATACCAAGGCCGACAAGGAAAACGACAACGGCAATGACGAGAGCACCACCAGAACCGAAAAGGCCGAAAACTGATTTGAAAAAGTCAAGAAAAGTCATCCGTCAACCGCCTTTCTAATGAGCATTCGGAGAACAACAGCACCGAAGCAAAGGAGAGAAACAGAAAAGAGAAACGTGCCTAAATTCTGAAAAAGACCGCCGAGAAGACCAGAAGCACCGGAAGCAATATCAGAATCGACAGAGGAAGCAGAATTCCAAGAATTCAAGTTATCTTTGGAGTCTTTAATGGTATCAGAATCAACGCCAAACTCGTTAGTAATGACATCTTGTAAATCCTCCGGAGAATCGGAAAGCCAGTCACCAAGCTTAACATCAGTCAAACGAGAAGAGGGAACAAGAAGAGAAAAAGCAAAAGAACCGGTAGTATCAAAAGCAGAAGCAGAATAAACAGGAGAAGAAGAAGGTTGCTTCACAAAGACAAAGCCAATATCAGAAGATGGGATAGTGTATCCAGACGGATAAGGGACAAAAGAATTAGTGCCACGGAGATAACGAGTAACACCAAGATTCAAAGCACGGGTACTTGAATAGTCAGGCGAAGGAATAATAAAATTATTGTCACCACCCTGTAAAACATAACCACTTGCAGAAGAAGAAGTAGTTTCACGAATTGCAAAAGGATATGAATAAAAAGGAGATGAAAAAGTAAACGAATCTAAAGTATCAGTAGAAGAGCCATAAGAAGAACCGTAAGTATTACCGAAAGAAAGAATACGGTCTGAACGGCTAAAAGAAGAAGTTAAAAAGCCATAAGTTCCAGAAGGTTGAGCAGCGGTAGAATAAACACGTACAGAGCATGTATCAAGCTTCAGCCCCGAACCAATAGGGAAAGAGGGAAGTTCATACCAATAACCAGAAGCACCACGAAGAGGAAGAGGAAAAGCGCAAGCATAATCATAAGATTTGCCAGAATCATTAGCTAAATAAGATACATCACACGCATTAGTGGAATAAGAAACCGAATAAGGAAGAGAATAAGAAGTGCCAGAAACAGAGATAGGAGAGCAAAGCAACTCATAATAAGAGAAGCCAGAAATAGTAGCACTACGCCAAACATACCACGAACCATGATGACTATAGAAATCATCCAAAGATGGCATATCAGCTTCAGTTTCGAATCCAGCAAAACAAGGAGTACACAAAGAAAGAGAAACCATCAGAGCCGCGAGAAGGGCGACGAAGCGCTTCGCAACCTTATACACTTCGCCACCACCTTTCGCGAAATCGAATAACGGAGGTCAAGTCCGTTTTGGTTGCGGGGTCTGGATTCGAACCAGCAGCTTCACCTTCAGAGAGTGACATGCGACCATTGCACTACCCCGCCATGTGAGAGCGGCGAACCGCTCTCCCATAGGAAATGAAATTTGGGTTTGAACAAAGGAAGTTAGACTTCCTCAATTCCGAGAAGATAACCGTTGCGATCAAAGTCGAGATCATACGTAGCGCCAACGACAATGAGCGCATAAGGCATCATGCGAGCGTCGACATTGATTCTATCAACCTGCACACCGTCATTGTCATCGTTTGCACGCATCGAATATTCGGCCATGAGAGTGGTAAAATCATAGTCTTTACCCTGTTTAGAAGTACCAGCGCGGCGGGACTTACCAACTACAGTAACTTTCATTGAGTGACCATCCTTTCATCAGAATAAAGATATATCATCAAACCCATCGTCACTAAAAGGAGAGGGGTCTTCAGCAACTTCTCGGAACTCCTCAACGGCAATGCGCGAAGACTCAG